TAAACAATTGTAACACCCCGTGAGGGGAAAGGAGTAACGCTCTTTTAGTTACAAATATTTGGGAGGCTACGTGGCCTCTCTTTTTTATTCACAACGCTTTGTTTTTGTTCAATGTTCTTAGAAACATAATTCTTCAGCTTTTTTGCAAATAGCTTGCTCAATTTCTTTACTTAGGTGAAGAGTCATTGGGTGGAAAATTACAACATCTTGTTGACCAGCTTTTCGAGTTGGATAAGTGATCCTATAACCGCTTCCATCTCGCCTTTTATGGACGCCAATTGATCTTATGTAGAATTCGTTATTTATCTCTACACACGCAAAAGCCACCAAGCCGTTTTGAGGTCGGATCGGAATTATTTCCACTTTGGTTACGATCATAATACTTCCTATTGTTACGTTTTTATAATGGAAAAACTCTAGCGCTTTACTGAATTTTTCAGCCATCACTTTCGGCTTATGACTAAACGCTAGACCATCCTTTTAAATGCCGATTAACACCGCCACTTCTTACGAGCTAGTCTTAAACGTGAATTTGGGTCGGCTGCTGCTTTTGGAAACATCTTCATTTGCCCTTCCGACCTTGCACAATACGACTTTCTACGAGCTTCTCTTTTTGGCCCTGGGTCTTTCTCTGTTACAGCCATACTAAGCTTAGAGCCTGGATTTTCTCGTCTATAGGACTCAATTCCCTTTTTTGATAGACCGCCAGATTTCGACTGTCCTTCGGCTCTCTGCCAAGCAGGGGTTTTGTATTTTGCCATGGTGACTCTCCTAAAACTTTAACGTGATGGTTTAGCGCGAGTAGGTGCATCTGTTTTGACCCTTGTTGGTTTTCCCCCAACGCCCTGTTTTTTTGATCTTTTACGCTGAACGGCCGATTTAATTTCAGATGGGCTCATTTGCTGAGCCTTGGCTTGAGGAACGCACTTGGGGTAACCCTTTGACTCAAGTTTTGCTTTTGAACGACCACAAGGCTCATAAGACCCATCCTTGCGCTTTGCGCCAATATTGACCCATTTTTCAGCGAACCATTTTTTAAGACTCATAGCCACCACCCCTTTTTTTGTACTCTTTGACCAGCCAAGCGTTAGCATAAGCAGAAGGGTAAACCTTGAACTTCTTTTTGGCCTCAGCTTTTACCGTTGAATACAAAGAAGGATTGTTCGGTGTTGGTGTTGTTTTTTTGGATTTATAGATGTGTGTTTTTTTGTGCATGGATCACCTACCGCTTGAATTGAAACCCGCCGTCTTTGCACCGCCATTCACTAAACGGAGCAAAAACAGCAAGGAAGGGAAGAGGACTACTTCCCACGTTTAAAACCTCTTAACGTTAACGCTAAGTTTGCCCTTTTACCGAGTACGCCGCCTTTTTTGGCAGCCTTTTCCAATTTGCCTAGAGGGATTTTTTTCCCCGCAGGAACACCCATTTGCTTGTGAAGTTTTCCTTTTGAAGAGGGGGGAAGGGCTTCTTGGATCCACAATTTTTTTTTAGCCATATTACTTCTTCTTTTTAGCCATCAATTTGATGGTAAGAAGAGCTTTTTCACCCTTCATGTGCTTTTTGAGCTGGGCTGGCGAATATTTCTCATATTCTTTCGCATGCTCTTTACTTAGTCCAGAAAGTTTTTTAGAGCCCTTGTCCATCGTCTTAACGCTTGAGAAAGCTTTTCGACCAGATTTCTTTTCCATTGCTTCAGATTCATCAGCTCTCGCCTTTAAAGATTGCTTTTTTGGGCCTTTACGCATACCCAAAGACTCTTTAATCCTGTCTAAATAACCCTGTTTCATAACTAAAACCTAATGTTGCAAATATGGCATGTCTAAAGGCTTATTTTTGTCCTTCTGCATAGCCTTCAGGTTTTTTTTCTCTAAGCCCGTCTGTTTCATGATTTTCATGGCAATTTTTCGGGCTTTTCCCTCTTTAGGTATACCTACCATACTATTTTTGGAAGGATCTAAAGCGGTCTGCTTGGCGCACGCAGTGAGAGTTGATCTCGTCGATTCCTTCGATTGAATCATCAAGATATCCGCCTCTTAGCTCAGGTGAGCGTGGATATTGCTTCATCATCACTTGTTCGGGTAGGTTAGCGTAATCCCCTCTACCGACCATCGGATCATTGCCTGTAACGAAAGAATCGGATTTCATCCCTTTGCGGAAATTTTTCTCCATTGCCTCATGCTCGTCTTTTCTATCTTTATAGGACTGTGCATATTTCTTTTTCATAAGTACCTCAAATTGTGGTAAAAAGTTTTTTATACTCGGGGCACTTGACAGGGTCAATTCTGATTAACCGAAGTTCCTTGAGTAATGATTTAAACGTAATTTTCTTTTGCAACTTGTGCCATAAGTTTAAAATAAACATTTTAAGGGTATCTTGCGAAGCAAAATATCGTTTTAAAATAAAAAGGGGGTGCGAACTAGACAGATGAAAGATCATAAGATGGCTGGGGTTGGGTTAGCATTTCGGATTGTGCGGGAGATACTGACGGGCCTTGCGCTTCTTTGGGGGTTAAATCAGTAGATTGCTCTTGAAGAATCTTGATCAAATTTAAAGCCTTTTCGAGCTGTTTTAGGTCGATATCGGTCAGCTCTTTTGCCGCGCGAATTCTTTCGTATACGCCCATATCCCGATCTTTTTGAGCTTCTGCCATACGCTCGACAGCCAAAGCACGGTTTTCCTCCATCCGAGAGATTCTCTCCATCCCAAGCCCTTGGTTGGCCATAGCGCGCGATTGAGTGTCTTGGATTTGACTTTGTAGTACTTGAGCTTGAAGTTGAGCCTGCTGCTGCGCCTGCTGTTGTTGCATCTGCTCTTGCATAGCGACGGACTTCATAAGCTTGTCTTTGTTTTGAAGCGATGACGCTTCGAGAAGTTGGTCTGAGGGGATTGGTAGACCCATTTGTTTGAGCTGTAAAAGTTGGGCAAACTGCATCTGCTTTTGAGTTGTAGTGTTTAGCCCCTCTTCGACAGCCGCATCATATTTCATGAAAGCGCGGTTATAGAACTCAGTCGATGGCTCTTCTTGGATGATCCTTCGAACTTTTCCGGGTGTGTAGTTGTTCTGGATCAGCTCGACACAAACATTACCTAAAAGTTTTTGTGCTTGATCAAGATGATCGAAAAGGATCTGTAGTGTTGTCAGTCCAGCACCTTGTCTAAGCATCGATAAAATACCCGATTGATCATCTTTTGCAGCTCCTAAAAGTTCTTCGTTAACGCCGGAGATCTCGTTAACTTCATTTGCCAGAAGCTGCGAAAGCTGAATCATTGAGGGTGGAACTTGAGGGGGATCAATTCGTCTAACATCGTCAATAGATGCTTCGGATTTGATCGCTAATCCTCTTCCTTGCCCTTGCAAAAACACGTCTTTAGGATTGACTAATGCATCTTCTTTATAAATGAAGCCGGAGGTCATTTGTGATTCTAAGATGTCTAGTTCGATTATTCTGCGACGATTATAAAGATATTGAGAATCTCTAAGGCCCCTGGTGATGCCCTGTATACGCCAAGGGAAATAGGGGATTTGTGGCTGGTAGTAAGCAAACACTGGGACAAACGGATACTTATCGATATTGAGGGGATTCAATCCGTGGTACATCACTTTGCCCTGAACCACAATCGCTAACTTGCAAGTCGGGACAAGATTGTCGACAACCATGATTTGCCGATACATGCTTGTGTATTCTTTCAAGTCTTTGTCGGAGCCCTTCCACTCCATACATTCGCCGGTTTGCGTATCGATGAGCATCTTTTGGTTGCGTGTATCTAGGTACCAAAATTCATCGTAGATCAGAAGATCTTGCATACCGTAATTGTACGCCTCTGGCATGAATTGGAATTTCCCATCGCGGCTACCGCAACCTTTCATTGAATCTAACTCTTTTTCACGACCGGGCAAAAGGGCTTTAGCTTGGGCTCTTGAAACGTATTTTCTTGACCAAACGTTGTTACAATCGGATAGATCCATTTTCTTGAAGTAGGGATCGATCAAAAACGAATTGTAGGCATTGTTATTGACTTGGATGTCCCCGTTGACTGGATCTTTGGAGTAATCCATTGTTACGGAAAGAAGATTCATCCCTGTGATACATGCCCCGTGAAATGCATCCGAGATAGTCTCTAATATGCCGTTGCTGTTGTTGAGATTGTATAATATTTTGGTAAATTGTGATGCTGTTTGATCCGAAGCACCCTCGACCGCTGTTACAATCGTACTTTTGCGGTGTTGGCGTTGATAGCCTGTGACCATATTGATCACGCGCTTGATGCGATTGAAGTTAAATTGACGTCGCCTGAAGGCCGGAAGGTTCCCGTAAATGTCGTTC